TATGCGCATAATGCTTCAGTTGGTTCTACAACAGTGTCTACTACATTTATCGTGATGTTTGATCTCACCAAATGGTCAGCTAAATCTAGTCCTGTACAAGTTAAAGAGTATCACACTTTCTGGGCAGATGTTTTTGGGAATAAGGATCTAGAGGCCATAGCTAAGATCGGAACTGAGAGTAGAATAGTTAGTACTACAGATGGACTGATCATAGATTACCAGAATGCAGGAGCAGACCTAGAGGGATTTAGGGGTCGAATGAGTACCATGTTTCATGCGGACATGCTAGCAGCTGCCTGTAGATTGGCTATACAAGACGGTGTTATCGCGGGAAGAAGTAACTTAGTGGTGTTCATTGATGATGGTGCAGTGAAGATAGAGGCACTTGGTGTCGGGGAGGAGGCAGAAGCAAATGCTATCAAGTTTGTAGAGATAATGCAGAGGATCTATAAAGCTGGTGGTCAGGAGATACATAAGAGGAAGGTTGTAATCAGTAGAGAAGGTGGTGAAATCTTATCAAATTTCTACTTACGGAGTGTTAAGGTACCTCAGGGGATAAAAGCTGCCATGAAACTTATGCCTGCGAACAAGTCAGTCATTGGTACTTTACCAGAAGAATTGGATGCAGTTTTCGCAGCTACTCAGGGTGCTATGCAAGGTGGAGCTAAATGGTCGTTAACCTACATGAGGTACATAAGAGCTTGTTTGCTTGCGATAGCTAGGATGGCCAAGAAAGAATTCGGATCATTGACAGTTAGTCAGTTGGCTATCTACATGGTAACACCTAAATCAATTGGGGGAGCTGGAATACAGAGTGTACAGGGCATGATGACAACATCGGTTGTGAACTCAACAGTGGAGGGACTATCTATGTTGAATAGAGCAGCTAGAATGTTTCCTGGTCTAAGAGATAGTATAAGGAAGGTCGTGACCGTTCCAGTGGTTAAGCGCACACCTCTTTCCATACTTAGGGATCCTACGAGAGTCAATACCTTGAGTCCAACATTGGTTGAAAGTAGACTAGTACAAGCAGTTCTGGACAAGCTTGAAGCTAACGAAAGTGTGTTTGGGATTTTCCTCGCAAGAATGTACAACGAAAAGATAAGAGAACATGCAGAGAATGTAGCGACTTCGCTGTTAGAATCGGATGTTATATCTGTCCCCTTACTTAACAGGGCTTGGGTAGCAACTCCTCTAGCACATGTGGAAAAGCTCGTTAAGAAGTTTGCACGGTCTGATACAATTATCAATAGTCTTGGTCAAAAGGTGATAAAGAAACTCAGAAGGAAGAATTTGAGTGATGTGAGAAAGACAATGGCGAATATTGCAAGACTAGTTCTCTAATGTGTTGTGACAAATATTGTGGCCTCGAACCCTGCAGCGGGATAATTTAGAATAAGGACTTCTGACATATTGTTTGATCCTGAGGGCACCGTCATAGTAGAAATTGATATATAAAAAATTAAAATCATTTTGGTTATGTTTTAAATATATATGTTTGCGATAGTGGTCCGTAACGATCTTCCTG